AACCTCATCGACCGACGCATCCGAGAGGTGCTGTCGGAGATGGGAGACCGTCCACCGAGGGATAAGGAAGCCCTCGCTGGGACCGTGGAGAAACTGTTGAAGGCCAAGCCATTGGCCGCAGACCACGGGCTCAACCTACTCGAAGTTCTTAGAACCCTAGACCGTGGTCCAAGACCACTTGAGGATGAAGACTCATGAGTTCCGACTCTTTTGATCCTGATCGCCTGCTCAACGCCACCATCACCGAGGCTGAGTACGAGGGCAAGAAGGCCCTCACCCCGGAGGGCTCCTATCCCTCCTGCACCATCACCGACGTCCGGGCTTTCGAGCCTCACGAGAAGGCCAAGGAGAAGGGCGTGGAAGCGCGCTTCCTCGTCGTCTTCGACTGCCCGTCCTACGACGGGGACCTCTCCACCTTCATCAACTACAAGCGCCCGCTCAATGCGAAGGCGACGTACACCAAGCTGATGAAGGCGGTGTGGCCGGACAAGAAGGTGGCGCTCACCAAGACTCCCCGTGATCTCATCGGCGAGTCCGTCAGCGTGAGCGTCTTCCACGAGGATGGCGACTTCGGGGAGTGGGCCGAGTTCCGGTTCACTCCGGCGCGCTGATCGCAGGACAACACAGCAGTCTTCGGGGGGCGGACTATAAACGCCCCCCGCCTTCATTTATGGCTGAACCAGATCAGTACACCGAGACCGTGATGGTCGGCAACCTGCCGTTCGTCTACTTCCCCGGTGATTCGGGCGGGCGTTTAATCCCCGCCCACCACATCAAGTCCATCGTGCCTGACTTCAAAGGGTCCGGCTCCATGGTTTTCCTGACCGACTCCGAGAAGGCGGTCAAAGTTTTCCAGACACCAGAAGAGATTGCCAATGACCTCGTCGAAACCCCGGCTGCCGAAGCCGAGTGAACCGTTCCCCGACTGGTCACGCTTCCTGAAAGCCGTATGGCTGTACGGGATGAGCGTGGAGAACGCGGACCCTGTCCTCGTTGACCAGCATGTAGACAACGCAGCCAAGAGCATCAAGGGCTCGATGGTGCAGCGCAACGAGGCGCAGCGCATCCGACCCTCGGCGTTCCTGGCGTGTGCAAGGCAGACCTACTACGCCGCCAACGGCGAGAAGGGTGGCGACATGCCGAGCCACATCGGTAGCACGTTCGCCGTTGGGCACCTGCTCCACGAACTCAGCTACGCAGCGGTCAAGGCTGCGATCCCGGCTGGGTTTAAAGTCGAGACCGAGAAGCCTGTCGGGCTGCCCGACTGGTGGCCGGACGACTACGAGCGGTTCAACCAAGAGGGGCATGTGGACATGCTCGTCACTGCCGAGGACGCTGACGGCTGGCTGCCGGACGACGCTCCCAAGACCATGCTCGTGGACTTCAAGACCATGGGCGGCTTCTCCTACAAGAAGCACGGGAAGACGATCTGGGGCGAAGACCCCGACGCCTTCGGATACCTTGCTCAGTTGTCCGTTTACGCTGACGCTCTTGGCGTCATCGACGGCGGTGCAATCATCGCAGGGATTAACCGCGACTCGCTGACCCAACCGCTCCTGCCTCGCTTCATCGAGCCCCGTGCTCTGGTGGCCGAGCGGGACAGGGTCAAGATCGCAATCGAGATGGCCCTAGAGGGGTCCGACCCCGGAGAAGAGTTCCTTGTCAGACACGACCGAGACGCCTACTTCCAGTGCGGACGAGGCGGAAAGCCTGGGTACTGCGCCTTCCGAGAGCAGTGCAACGCAAACCCCTCCCGCTGAGGAGGACCTGTCCACGGCGATGACCCGCATGAGCGACTTCGAGCTTGTGCAGGTTGCGCTGGTAGCCCTCGCCATCTTGCACAAGCGTGCGGCAGGGGTTGAGGATGGACCCGGTCAATAAGCCGGGGCACTACACTCAGGGGGGCATCGAGACCATCGACGCGATCGAGGCTTCGATGTCCCCCGTTGAGTTTCAGGGGTACTGCAAGGGCAACGTGCTCAAGTACCTCTGGCGCTATCGCCACAAGGGCAAGGCGGAGCAAGACCTCCGCAAGGCGCGCTGGTACTTGGACCGTTTAATCACCACGGTTTGCGAACCCACCAGCTTGGATAGCGAGCCTCGCTCGTGACGTTTAACGTCAGCCAGTGACGCTCGACGAAGCGGTCAACGGCATCGACCGTTGGGCGCCAATGCTTCGGGCAGTAGTCATGCCCAGCGAAGATCCCACCAGGGCACACCTTGGGCCACCACTGGTCCAGCGTGTGCCCTCCTTCTTGTCCCGTGTGCGCGTAGCCATCGACGTAAACGAAGTCGAAGCTCGCGTCCTCGAAGAGGTCAGCCGCAGCTTTAAACGTCTCGCGCAGCACTCGGGCTTGCGGCATGGTCCGCACGACGTAGTGGTACTCCAGCAGATCGTGGTGGTCCGCCCACCTGTCCACGAGCCATAGCTCGTCGAACTTCTCGCTGTTGAGTAGCTGCCGTGCGTAGTGACCCTTGGCCACCCCTAGTTCAACGCCTCGTGAGCCCCGCTGTAGCAGCGTGGGAAGCTCTTCGCGCACGCGCGGAGCGTCAGTCCCTTTGCTCACGCGCAAGCTCCCGTAGCTCTTTCAGGTACGCCGACGCTCGGCTGTGCAAGCGGTCCACCTCGCGGTAGACGTCACGGTACGCGCCCGTGCGGGTGACGTTGAAGAGCACCTGCCCGTAGCTCGCGCCGTCAGGGTTGGTCGTGACCCGTTCAAACAGGTCGCACTCGATCTCGCGCAGGAGGGTGAACTCCTTGTGGCGTGCGAACGCCAGCGCCGTCGAGTTGAGCATGACCTCGGGGTCACTCGGGTCTAGCTCGTACCGCTCGGAGTAGAACTTGGCCAGTTCGAGCGTGGTCTTCTTCACGATGGCCAGCCCCTCGACGCTACCGAAGCGCGCGACGGCCATGTCCTCGATCGAGTCGAGCTTGTTTAGATCCGCCTTACTCTGCGGATCCGGCTGTGTCTGCTCTGGTTGCACTGTAGCTGTTCCTCTGCTGCTCCTGTAGCCGCATAGCTAGTTCAAACGTGGGCAAGAGCACGCAGTCGATGTGCGTGTAGTCTAGCAGTTCTGCTGCGGAGACGCGGTTCCTGCCCCCGCATACGATGTTGACCACGGGCTTGTCCGGTAGCCTACTGGCTACAGCGCCGATGCGCTCTAGCTCAAGGCGGAGATCCTCGTGGGGGCCACGCACAACGATGACTGGGTTAGCCAGCCCAGTGTCGTCGATGGAGCGAGCAAGCTCCTCGGCGAACACAGGGACGTCACGCACGAAGAAGTCTAGGTCCGCAATGGGCATGCACCTCACCTCGAAGGTGTGGACGCCGATGCCTTTAAAGCGCATGCGGCCAGCCAGGTTGCGTAGACGAAGTTTAGACATCTGGGATTGTCTTACTGAACATAAGAAGAGCGGCCAGGGTCGCGTCGTTTTCGTGTGAGGTCACGCCTTGGTCAGCCGTGATGGACTTCACGACCGCCTTGACCTCGCTCTTCTTCGGGATGAACTTGCGGTTCCACTCCTTGTTGACCGCTCGACACACCGCCTTCTTCAAGGACAGGGGGGACGCGTGTCTAAACGGGATGTTCCTAGCGTGGGACCAAGCGACGATAATCGACGAGACCGCCCACAGGAATGCGGTGGTCTTGATCTGCCCCATGATAAACGGCGGCGTCTCGCTCGCAACCGCCTCGATGGGGCCGTACTCCTTGTCCAGTTCTTCTAGCTTGGGCCAGAGGAACTTGGTGAACGCCATGGGTGCGGTCGCCTTGCCCACCGACATGTTCACTGAGTGAATGACCTTAGCCGCCTTGCCGTCTTCCGAGATGCGGACGATGGACAGGCCAAGGTTGCGGTAACCAGGGTCTACGCCGAGGACAATCATTGGGGACCTCGTTTGTTTAGCTCGATCATCTGATGGTAGATGCGCTCACGCATCGCACGCCACGAGTCGGGCAGCCGTTTCTGGCCAGGGACAATGGTGCTGGCAAACTCAAGCGCAAGGATCGCTTGGCGCCGTTTAATCACTAGGTAGGGCAGCGCGAGGCTAATGACCTCGGCTGCTCGGAGGCTGGCTACATTCCAGCGATACTCGTCTCGCCACTTGTCGCTGCCCTTTGAGTAGGTCCGACAGGATCCACCAAAGTGCTCGACGAAGAAGTCGGGCAAACCTTTGCGCGTGTTGGACACGGCAGTCCGCAGCGTGAAGTGGGGGTGCGGTTTGCGATTCTCGCGGCTAATCCAGATAGCCCCGTCGCAGTCGATGACCCCCGCTACATAGCCACGGTAGCCGGGCTCAAGCTGCGGGAGTTTTCTTTCTTCGGGCTCCGGCAAGGAGCGTCCCCATTGCGCCCGCAGCCATCAGGCCAAGGACAGGGTTGATGGCAGAGAGCGCGCCGCCGACAGTGGTGGCAACAGGCTCGGCGTTGTCGGCGATGGC